ACTTCCATGGCCTCGCGCGGGATCGGGCCGTGGTACTCCCACACGCAATAGCGGCCGTCCATCGCTTCGAGCGTTGGCGACAGGCTGCGATCGCGCTCCATGAGCGCCCCGCCTTCGCGCATGCACCCGGCGTCGGGTTCCAGTTTGATCAGTTCGTTGACTTGCTCCGGGTCGAACCCCGGCTGCTTCGCCAGTTCGCGAACCTTCTTTTTGGTCAGCCAGTGCGCCTCGAACGCATGCTCGGCTTCATCGATCTTCTTGCACGGCTGCGGGTAGAAGTTCCAGACATCGACATGCTCGATGCCGGCCTTCTCCGTCACCTTGACCTTGATTTCGGGGATCTGTGTGCCATCGGGCAGCGTGTAACGGTGGAACGAGGTCTGCCGACGACGGCGCACCACGGGCACCTTGAGCACGCCCGTTCCATAGTCGCAGCCGTCAGCAATCGCTGCACGCCCATGCTTGGCGTACTTGGCTTCCGTCAGCGCGTCATCGATCTTCTTGCGCATGCGCTGGGCGCGCTGGTCGGCCTCCTTCTGCACCCGCGCCGCGATGTCGGCTGCGGTCAAGGGCTGCGGCTCGCCAGGCTCACCATTCGGCCCCGTGGGGCCGGGCTTGGTCAGTGGCATGCCCGTCATTGGATCGGTGACCGCCGCATCCGGATTCGCCAAGTCCGGCAGCGGCGAAGGCTGCAAGTCCCAGTTGCGCTCGTTGGTCGGGAACAGCATGTCGGCGATGCGCGCCGTGATCTGCTTCACCGCGGGACGGGTGATGTTGTCGTTGGTGTGGCGGAACTCGGCCGAATCGGGCGGGTTGGCGTGATGCCGGGGATGATGGAGCCGATCAACGGCAAGATTGACGTGTCGTGCCTGCGTCCGAAAACGTGGGCGATGAAGAACGAAGCGACCGATCTTCGCCAAGTCCTCTCGTTCTGGAACATGCCGAACTTCACCGGCCCGCTGATGCAGGTTTACGAGACGGCGCGGCGCAATGCCTCTGACAAGCTGATGCTCCCGGCCTATCAGGAAGGGCGCGCGGCGGAAGTCACGAAAACCTCGTCGGGCCTGGCGATGCTGATGAACTCGGCCAACATCGTGCAGCGCGAAGCGGCGAAGGGCTGGGACGACGAAATGACGCTGCCGGCGATCAACTCGCTGGCGCGCTGGTTCCTGCTCAACGACGACGACGAAGAAGCCAAGGGCGATTACGACGTAATCCCCAAGGGCGAAAGCTACCTGCTCATCAAGGACGTGCAGGCGCAGCACGTTCAGGTGCTCACCAGCATTGCCGAGAACCCGCGCTGGGCGGCGTACTTCGATGACTGGGAACTGCTGCAGCTCAACGTCAAGACCCTGAGCCTGCCAGTCGATGGGCTGCTGCGCGATCGCCAGACGGTCGAAGCCGAAATGAAGGCCAACCAAGGGCAGCCCGATCCGGAGACGATGAAGGCGCAAGCGGCCCAAGCGCAGGCCGAAGCCGCCACGCAACGCGCGCAACTGGAAGCCGAGAACGCGCAGCGCGACGACGCGTTCCGCCAGTACGACCGCGATCTGGATTTCCAGCAACACCAGATGACCCTGCGCGACCGCGCGGAGCAACGCATCGCCGATCTGACCGTGCAGCAGGGCACGCTCGAACTCGAATACGCCAAGCTCGGGGCGCAGCAAGAGAACAACGAGCGGGCCGCGGCGCTCAAGGATCGCATCGCGACGAACGATGCCGCGCTCAAGGAAATGATCGCCGGCATGAAGTCCCGCATCGACGCCGAGAGGATTGCGGCCACTGAGCGCAAGGTCGCGACCGAGATTCAGGTCGAATCGCCGAACCCGCGACTGGCCTGACCGTGGATGACATCGATTTTGCTGCATCGGCGCTCAAGCCGGTGCGGGCACGCGTGTCCGTGCGAATTGACGAACTGACGCAAAAGGTCGTCAACCCGCACACCCCGTTGGATCACGTACCCGGCTACCGCGGCGAAATCGCTGCGCTGCGCTGGCTATTGGTCCAGCTTGAACCACCGAAGGAAATCGTCACATGAACCACGCGGAACCGCAGGACGACGCGGCCATCTTCGATGCCCTCGTTGCCGAACGTCGCCAACAGAACGCCGAACCTCCCGCCGCGGATGATCCGCCGCCCGAGCCGGCCCCCACCGAATCCCACGACGAACCCGCCCCCGAGGCGGGTTCTTCCGTTTCAGGGGACGCAAACGCCGAACCTGAGCAACAAGCCATCGACCTGGAATCGCTGCCCCCCGCGGTGCGCGCCAGGATCGAACGTGCCGCACAACTGGAAGCCGAACTGCAGCGCGAGCGTAGCGACAAGCTCGCGGCGCTGAACCGGCTCCAGCCCACGCAACGCCGATTGTCCGACCTGGAACGCCAGCTCGCGACGGTCAGCAAGACGCCACCGGCTCCGGTGGCAAGCGCCCCTGCGCCCCAGTCCGCCGAGTCGATGTTTGAAACGCCGGAGTGGAAGCAGTTTGCGCAAGAGTTTCCGCAGGAGGCTGCGATCCAGCGGAAGTTTCACGAAGCGTCGTTCGCCCGCATCGCGAAAGCGGAAAGCGAGCTAGCGGCGCGGCTGCAGCAGGCCGATGAAAAGTTCGGCCGTGTCGATCAGTTCGTGCAGGAACAGGCCGTCACCCGCGAGATGGCTGCGCTCAGTGAAGCGCACCCGGATTGGCAGGAACTGGTCTATCCGCACGATCCATCCGATGCCGTGCAGATCGGTGAAAACCGATTCATCGCCCGGCAGTTCGCCGAATGGCTGGCCGTGCAGAACCCTGCGGTGCAGGGATTGTTCGGCAGCAATGCGGCGCAGGACAACATCGACCTGATGCACGCCTACAAGCGCGACATCGCGCTTGCGGAACTTCATGCCGCGCCGGCACCCGCCGTGGCTTCCCCCGAAGCAGAAGCCGCCCAGCGCGCGCACCAGCGACGCGAACAGGCTCGCTCAACCAACGTCGCTCCCGACCTGCGCGGCCAAGCCGCCGCGGCTCGCGTGAGCACGCAAAGCATGAGCGATGCCGAAATGTTCGATCACTTGGTGCGGCAGAAACGGGCGCAGAACCGCTAACCCCTTCTCACCCATTCAAGGAATCCCCTCATGGCTATCAATAGCTACGGGACGGCCACTGCTGGCAATCCCACCAACGTCCATGCCGTCATGGAACTGCTCGACAGCGCCGATGCGGTGCTGGTGACGGACAAGTTCGTCAAGACCATTCCGGTTTCGATGAACAAGAACGAAACCGTGTCGCTGCTGCGCGCCGTCACCCCCGACGTGTCCACGTCGGAATCCGGCGAAGGCGTCAACAAGGCGGCGCGTTCGCTCGTCTACGAACAGGTCACCAAGACCTTCGAGGAATTCGAGGAATCGTTCGCCGTCACGTCGCGCCAGGCGGAGCTGGGCGAATACGACGTGCTCATGCACTCGAAGGACCGCCTCATGGATCTGCTCAAGCGCACGCGCGAGCAGAACGCATGGGAGGAATACCGCGGCGCGAACAACGTGCTGTTCAACTCGTCCGCGCACACGCTCATCACGCAAGTCAACGGCGCGCTCACGGGCGGCCGTCTCGAAGTGATCTCGCGTGCGCTTTCCGACAATCGTGCGCCCTTCGTGTACGAAGCGTCCTCGGGCTCGCCGAACTCGGCCACCACGCCGATCGAAGCCAGCTTCATCGCCTTCGGTCACACCGACCTCAAGCCGGACATTCGCCGCCTGCCGGGCGTCACGATCTATCACCAGGTCGGCGGCGCGAAGAAGGGCGAGCGTCAGTTGTTCGCGTACTGGAACGACATCTGCTTCGTCCTGTCGCCCGAGTTCAAGCCGCGTCTGGCGGCGGGTGCGGCGGTCGGCTCGACCGGCATGAAGTCGGTCGGCGGCGTGTCGGTCGACGTGTACGACATCGTGGTGTTCGGTCGCGAGGCCCTGGGCAAGTGCAACCTCAAGGGCATGGCCTCGAAGGAAGGCCTGGGCGCCATCGAGTTGAACGTGCTGAACAAGGCGGACAAGTCGGATCCGACCAACAAGCGCCGCATCGTGTCGGCTCGCTGGTGGGATGCGCCGGTCATTCTCGACCAGAACCGCGTGTTCGTTCTGCAGGTCGGCGTCACGGCGAACCCGTCCTGATCCACCACCCCTGACTAGCCCCGCTTCGGCGGTGCGGTCTTTCCCCACTTCGAGGACACACTCATGGCAACTCGTTATAGCAACCTGTACGGGGAGATCCCCGTCACCTCCACGTCGAGCGGCGCGATCACCACCACCTCGTCCTACTCGTACAAGGGGCCGCTCGGCAAGGCGTCTGGCGAAGCGGTGTCGGTCTATGCGACCTACGCCAACACCGCCAACTCCCTTGCGGTCGGCTCGAGCGACACGCTCAAGATCTGCAAGCTGCCCCCGCGTGCGAAGGTCATCCGCATCGGCATCCTCGCGTCGACCGACATGGATACCGACAACGACTTCACCTTCAACCTCGGCACGTCCGCAAGCGCCACGGCCTATGCCTCGGCGTCGACCGGTCTGCAGGCCACCAGCGCTGTCGAACTGGATTTCAGCGACAACATCTCGGAC